TAGAGGCCTTGGCGAACCAGAACAAAAAACAAAGCTTCGCATTGAAGGTAAAGACGGTTCTATCATTGAACCAAAATCTGAATATAAAGCAGAGTATCCATACAACCAAACTATGAAAACATCCTCTGGTCATTTAGTTGAGTTTGATGATACTACAGGTGCAGAGCGTATTCACATTTATCATAAGTCAGGATCGTATATTGAGATCTTACCAGATGGAACAATCGTAACAAAGTCTGTAAAAGATCACATTCAACTTGCTTTTGGTAATATTAGTATCTATAGCAATGGCAATGAAGGTGGCGAAAAAGACATTGAAATTACTTCAAATCAGGGCAAAATAGTTATTGCGGCTGAAAAAGACGTAGATATATTTGCTGATAATGGCAACGTTGGGATCTTTGCAAATAGTGGGAGTGTCAATGTTGTTTCGAAATCGGGTGTTATTAATACTAGCGCTCCGAGAATAGGTTTAAATGCAGATGCAGGAACGTAAACCGATAATTTATCTACCGCAAGTATCACCACTTGTGTGTTCTCCGGATGGTAAAATATCATTCAAACAGATGGAGAATTATTTTAACGGGATCGCTAAGATTCCGGCGCAGCTCGAACTACAAGTAAAGTTTATACCTGCTGAATGTCAAAACGAGGTATATCTTGCTATTAAACAAATTGCAGATTTTATTGATGAAATAACAAGCTTTGTAATGACAGATGTTTTTGCAAAAATAAAATCGTGGGAGTTAGAGCTTAGATATAAAGTAAGAGAGTTTTTAAAAGAGATAGAACTCTTTTTTCAAAAGAAAATAGTAGAGGCTTTAATAAAAATTATTAGTATTCTTGGTATACCAAATCCATTTACAATTCCTATTCCAGGCTTACAGGGGGCAGAGGTTGAAATTGGTCCTGGATATATTGAGACTTTGAATCCAGTAGTAGCAGACCTTTTTACAAAAGAAGGAAAGCTTAAAATTAAACTTGCTATTGCACAGCGTAAAGAAGAAATTAAAGATGCTCTAGATTCTTTTGGTCAAAATGTAAAAGGCCGCTTTGATGGAACATTTGGAATTAATGCGCCAGAACTTGAAAAAGAAGAAATATGGCACAAGATTTTACTATGGTTAGAAAAAACACTCAATAATTTTATAACTGCTGCAATTGATGCTTTATATAATATTCTTACAAAAATTCCGATTATCGGATCTCTTATTAAGAAGCTTGGTGTTTTTATTGATCCAACACAGCCAATCAAAGAACAAATAAAAGAACAATGGGAAAAAGTAAAGGAAAAAGTCAAAAAAGCAAAAGATGATGTGATTTCAGGAAAAGCATTTGAGGATCTTGGTCAAAAGATAATAGATGATTTTATCAACTTTCTGCTTGATTTTCCAATACCATTATTTGGTACATTAGGTGATCTTATTGGTTTTGATCGTGATGAAATTAAGAAAAGAGAAATAGTTCAGTCTCTTGAGGAAAGACTTCATAGAATCGAGGATAGATTTGAAGAAGCACTTGAAAAGATCAAAAGGTTTTTTCAAGGCCAGTGGTTGGCAAAGGTGTATGATATTATTGAAAAGGCGCCAGGTTGGATTCTAGATAACTTCCCGATTGTAAATAAAATTTACAAGACGATTAAACTTATCATTGATATTCTTCGTGGTAAAGTACCAGTATGTGTTGTTGTATCAATTCTTTTAAAACCTTTATTTGACCTATCAAATGTAATTCTAGGATTTATACCAGAGTGTGTTCAGATAGTAGAAACTAAGTATGGTATAGAACCAGATCCAAATGTTTCTCCAGAGTGGGCGGTAGTCAATGGCTGATGAATATTTAAAATCTGAAGATGGCTGGTTTTTCACAGATGTTGCTGCTCCTGATTTTGCAGATAATTCTTTTGGAAACATCATAGCGCCTGGGTCGCCTGAAACAGATGTAGTATACGGTAATACTGTATTTGATACAAGTGAGTATGAAGGCTGGGAGCCAGCAAGAATTACAGATCCAACAGTATCAGAAACGAACGATGTGGTTGCAGCTGGTTTTGATATGTTAAATCTAAATACGTTTGGATTTAATGGTGAAAGCTTATCTATATTACAGGCTGCAGGATTTGATCCAAGTTTAGCATACCCAATTATATTAACTACTGTTTTAAGTTATGAAGATGATTTAGTAATACTAAATAACTTTTCTTATAGCGAAGGCAAACTGGTTTCATACGATGAAAATGTAAAGCTTTCCGGAGACGTGTTTCGTTATTCATTAACAGAAATCGATGTTGCAAATTCTGAACCAATTGGGACAGATTTTGATTTTGTAAACTTTGGTATTACTGGACAAGTCGATTTGACTGATGTGCCAAATGAAAATATTAAAGATTATAATGTTACAGTCGTCCAAATTGTATAATAAATAAAAGATATAGGCAAAAGGTTGCAGATGGCAATAAACACTACGAGACTCGACAAGTTAACATCGCGAAGAGCTGTCCGGGACAGAGAGCCAATCTTCTCTGATTTCCGTAATAATTTTACGTCTCATCCGGAGACTAAAAAACTTTTAATGAATAATGATGAATCATCAGTCAAGAGGTCAATCCGCAATATTCTATTAACTAGAAGGTCTGAAAGATTTTTTAATCCAGAGTTTGGCGGTGGTTTAGATCAGTTCTTGTTCGAAGATATTTCTCCTGTTACAACTGATCTAATTAAAGATGCGGTTCGGGATAATGTCGAGCGGTTCGAACCAAGAGTCAGAGTAATTGATGTATTGGTTATTCCAAATGAGTTTAACAATTCATATGAAATAACTCTTTATTTTCAAGTCATAAATAGTGAGAGCCCGCAGTCAGTTCAATTAACACTTTATAGAGTGAGATAATGGCTAATTCAAGTATCACCTTAACACAACTAGATTTCGATTCTTATAAGAGTTCTCTGAAATCTTATCTTAATTCGCAAGATAGATTTAAAGATTACGATTTTGATGGAAGTAACCTTTCAGTTCTTATTGATCTGCTTGCTTACAACACCTATCAGAACGCGTTCTATCTGAACATGGTAGGAAACGAAATGTTTCTTGATAGCGCCAAAATCAGAGATAGCGTTGTATCACACGCAAAAGAATTGAACTATTTGCCGCGGTCATACAGATCTGCAACTGCAGGAATACAACTCTCAATTACACCTACAGATTCAAATAAAAATTCAATCGTTGTTCCAAAAGGAACAACATTTGTATCACGTGTAGATGATTTTACTTATACTTTCAGTACAAATGAAAACATCGTTATATCTAATAAAAACAACCAAGGCGTGTTTACAAGTAATAACATTACAATATATGAAGGCAATTACCTAAGTGACACATATTCTGTCAACTATGCAAATCCGCTCGTATATAAAATTACTAACCAGCGTGTTGATCTATCAAGTGTTGAAGTAATTGTTTTTGAAGATAATGGCTCAACAACTCAAGAATATACTCGTGCAACTTCACTTTTTGGCCATAACTCTACATCAAAAGTTTTCTTCCTGCAGGCTGCCCGAGATGGAACATACGAGGTTGTGTTTGGCGACGGCGTAGTTGGAAGAAAGCCACTGAACAATTCGGTGGTTGTTATCGAATACCGTATTTCTAATGGTGAACTTCCAAACGGCGCGTTTAGATTCATTAATTCTGGTCGGATTGATAACGAAGCAAACGTTGCTGTGACTACTGTTTCTGCTGCAATTGATGGTGCAGTTGCTGAAACAATGGAGTCAATTAAGTTTAATGCACCAAGAGCATTTACAACACAAGAAAGAGCTGTAACCTCTGAGGATTATGAAAATCTTTTGAAAGCAAATTATCCAGAGATTAATGCGGTTGTTGCCTATGGTGGTGAAGAGGCAGATCCACCACAGTTTGGTAGAATCTTTTTATCAATTGACCTCAATGACACAGATGGTCTGCCGCGGATAAAACAAACAGAATATTCAAGATTCTTAAAAACTCGATCATCAGTAGCAATCGAACCGGTCTTTATCTCACCGGAATATACCTATGTATATGTTAATTCGCGTGTCAAGTATAATATTAACCTGACACTATTGAATCCAGAAGACATTCGATCAATTATCATTGACTCTATTCTAAATTATTCTTCTGCAAATCTGAATAACTTCTCAAAGACATTGCGTTACTCATCGCTTGTTAAAGCAATTGATAATTCAGATACAAGTATTATCAGTAACGAAACTGACGTAGAGTTAGTTAAGTATCTTACTCCGGTACTTGCTACAACTGCTACATCAGCTCTTGGTGTTACATCTGGTGCACTTTCAAATATTGTTGACACTGGTGCCGGTGGCGTTGATGTAGGAAACCAGTTTATTAAAGTAGATTTTAAAGTACCTCTTACATTATCACCTTCGATTCTTGGCGACACGCACGAAGCTGCAGATGCGCATGCAGTAAGATCCTCTCCATTTACATACGGAGGGATTTCTGGATGTATTGTTGAAGACGATGGTGCTGGAGTTTTAAGAATTGTCCAACCGACAGGTGCCGAGCACAGAAAGATTGTTGATATTGGAACAGTAAATTATAATACGGGCCTTATTCAGTTAAATAATTTTAATATTACTAATTTTGAAGGATCCGCTTTTAAAATTTATGCATCGGCACGTACAAAAGATATTACTTCGAAAGAAAATGTTATTCTTAACATTATTGAAAATGACATGAACATTTCAATTGAACAAATTAGAGAATAATTTTGAAAGACATAGAAAAGAAAATCGCCCCATTAATTGAGCAGCAGTTTCCTTCATTCTATAGGGATGAAGGAGCAAACTTTGTTGCATTTGTTAAAGCATATTATGAGTGGATGGAATCTTCTAACAATGCTCTTTATCAAGCTAAAAGACTTACCGATTACCGAGACATTGACACTACCACCGATGCCTTTATTGTTTATTTTAAAGAAAAGTATTTAAAAAATATTCAGTTCGATGTTGCATCAAATAAAGAATTACTTGTCAAAAATTCATTGGATCTATATAGATCAAAAGGTACGCAACAATCAATCGACCTTTTCTTTAAACTTGTTTATGGAACATCAGCTGATGTAAAATATCCTGCTGAAAAAGTTTTAAGATTGTCTGATGGGGTATATGAAAAACCAGAATATCTTGAAGTAACATATGCACCTGAAAATGTTAATTACGTAGGTAAACAAATTGTTGGACAGCTTTCGGGTGCTAAGGCTTTTGTTGAAAAGTTTATTCGTCGTAAAGCAGGTTATGGCTGGGTAAATCTTCTTTATATTAGTGGTCGCTCTGGTAATTTTCGCAATGGCGAAGTTATTGGATTAAGTATTAATAACCAACCTACGTTTGCTTCAACAAACGCAAAACTGGTTGGATCACTTAAAAGAGTTTCTATCCAATCTGCTGGCAGAGATTTTAAAGTAGGTGACATTGTTTCATTTAGTGATAGTATTCGAGGTATTGGTGGATTTGCTCGAGTTGAATCTGTTTCATCTTCAACCGGTGTAGTTGACTTTATCTTTATTGATGGTGGTTTTGGGTATACCCTTGATTCTACATCTCTTGTTTCAGAAAAGATATTAAACGTAACAGATATAAAGGCAGATATCGATGGTCAAACGTTTTATAAACTTTTTGAAGAAGCTGTTCAACCTTCTATTAATGTATCTTATTCTACCGCTGCAATTGTTAATACTGATGCTATTACTAATGCAAACCCGGTAGTTGGAAAATCTGTTTATCGGTATCATTCAAATGGAGATGTAAAAGCTGAAGGCATGATCCTCGAGGCAAATGCAACTTCTACAACAAATGGATTTATTACTATTGGTTATGTTTCTGGTGCATTCTCTACTGAAGACGAGACAGGCAGTAAAGAAACATATTACATTGGAGCAAATGATACATCGCTACAGGCTGAGACACTTTTAGACGTTACTACTATTAGCGGCCAGTTAATGAATATAACTGAGACGTATACGCTTAAAGTTACTGCAAATAGTGGAACGTTTGTAGCAGGACAAAATGTAATTCAATCTGATACAAATGGAACATTTGCAAAAGGAACTATTACTGAGATTGTTCCGCTTGAAAGCGCCGACGATATTACTATTACCGGCGTTCGCGGTGCATTCAAAAACAGTAAAAGAATGGCCGATGCAAAATATACTACGGGAACAGGAACAGTAACAGTAAATACAACAAGTAATGTAGTAACAGGATCTGGTACCGCCTTTTCAAATAACTATATTAATGCTGTATTGTATGATGATGGAAACGTTGCATTAGGTACAGTAAGTACTGTTGTAAATAGTACATCAATGACTCTCACATCAAATGGTGCGGCAGCGGTTTCAAGCAATGATCATAGTTTTGGCTTGCTTTATCGCTTGGAACTAGAGGGAAATAATGCACTTTATGCTAATGTAGAAACTGTTACCGGCGATTTAGGGATTTATAATATCCGTGAAAAAGTCAACCAGATTTCTTATACTGGTATGTCATCAAATAATATTATTTTTGCTAATAATGTCTTTAAATATAACAGTGCGGATGTTCTTGTTGCAGAAGGTCTTATAGTATCAGTCAACCATGATGGAACTGCAAATACGGGTACACTTACTATTGTTCCTCGGAAAG